TTTTGTACTCTTTTTCTTTCTTTTTAGCATGTCCTAATAATTCATCAGCAGTAACTAACATCTAAACCTCCTATTTTATATCATTTTCATATTTTAGATCCTCTGGAGTAAATCCAAATGGATATTCTTCCTCAACTACTTCTCCTTTTGTAATGTTAATTAGGTCTACTGAATTAAACCAAACATTATCTAAAGAAATTCTTTCTTCTTGTTTTCCTGGTGTATCTGGGTCAGATAGATTAGTCACTATTCTAACTCTAACATCTCTCCCTTTTATCAATTTTTCAAGTATCTTTTTACCCCTTGAATATACTTTTTCAAGAGTAACACTACCTTCCCCTTTTAAACCTACAATCTTACTATCCACAGATAAGCCTAATTGTACATCTTTTCTATCTGCTGTTACTTTTGCATTTACTTTTGTAAATTCAGCTATTTTTTCATTATCTATCCAAAGAGTACCATGTGCACCAGCGATGGTATGGTAGCCCCTTATATTTGTATCTGCCATTTTTACCTCCTATCACATCTTCACAATGATTGAAAGATTTGCCATAGTATCTGCAAATCTGACATCTCCAGTTAAAAATACATCATCTCCAGATGGATATTTTAAGATTTCCATTTCAGTCATTTCTTCTGAATCCTTACCCTCTAAAACAATTAATCTCTTTTGTGCTTCCAAGTCTATTTCAATCTTATTATCATAGTCTCCACTTAATACATTTGGAGCCATTTCTTTAAAATAAACTTTTGTAACATTAGAGCAGAAATTCATTTTATTGTTATAGTCATTTATGTAAATTCCTAACCAATAATTTTTAAATGTATCTCTTATATCATCCGTTATAAAGCACATTCCCTCAACTATTTTGATTTTTCTTGTATCTTTTTTCCAAGTGCTATCAAATGTAGTTTTTGAGTTTACTCCATAATTAACCCTAACTTTTTCATCATCATTGTATAGAGAAAATTTACCAAGTTTTGGCTCAAAATAATCTACTTCTGTTAAATCACTCATTACAAAGTTATCTGCTGACCTATTCAAAGGCATTCCTGCTATAAGTCCTGCTATTGCTGCTGTATACTCTTGTGCTGTAAATTCTCCATAAATAGATTTATAAGTTCCTGTGTTTCCTAATTCCACAATAGCCACATGGTCTGTATTATTTGCAAAGCTTGACACATATTTAACAGTTTTTCCTATTGCTCCATCATTTCCAAATACTTGTTTAACCCAAGTTACAAGTTTTTGGTCATCTGCTTGCTCTGCTCCTGGATAAGATAACCAGTGCATTTTTCTTTCTTTAAATTCACCTAGAACATCATCTATATTTTCCCCAGTTTGCAACACTCTTATTAATACTTTCTTAGCTCCATAATGCATTGCTAATTTTATGTATTTTACATTCTTAGCATCCCACTCTTTTTCTTTCAAATCAGCTATTGTTTTTAGAATGTTCCATTTAATAGTTTTCTTAGTATCTTTTAATATTAAGCAAACTATACCTCTTTCACTTCTTTGTATAGCAGTTGTTGCAAGAGTTTTAAACTCTATATTAATGTTTGGACTAGCTTTTATTTGCCCTACTTCATTTCCCATTAATTGCTACCTCCTTCTTTAAATCTCAATTCTAAATCTTTCATAAGTTCATAATCATAAGGTTTTCCATAAAGGTCATACAGACTTAAAGTAAATACATAATGTCCAACTCTATCTACAATTTTTATATCTGTATTCCTTAGAGTTAAAAATCTATCTAGTACATGTAAAACCTTTTTGCCTTCTATTTCCAAAGCATTATCCAAGTTTTCTAAATTTTCTAATATTTCAGCATTAGTAAGCTTTCCATTAGTTTTTGGAAAATAGATAACATCAATATCTATAGTTTTTAGTTCTCTATATTCAGAATTAAATTCTTTTTTATAACTAACTAAATCTATATAAAAACAAGGTTTTTTAACATTATCTATATCTTCACTGTATGGGATTACTTTTAATTTTTCAGAAATAATCTTATTTAATGCATTCCTTATATCCACCCATTTCATTTTTTTATCAATCCTCCATAAAAATTTTTTAAATCTTTATAGAATTTAATTTGTCTCATAGCTACTGCTGTTCTTAGCATAAATCTACCTTTGACAAATTTCGTTTTGTTTCTTCCAGTTCTATGACCGTACTCAACATGATGTGCATATGAAGTCATAGAAAAAACAATTTGAGAGAATGTATTTCCAGTTAATCTCTTTCCATTTTCTCTTTGCCAAGAATTCTTCAATGTCCCAGTATCAACTGGTGTTAAATCTTTAACATCTTTCTTCAATTCTTCTGCTTGTAACATTAAAAATCTTTCAGTAGTTTGTGGAGCTTTTGTTTTTATTTCATCAAGAATTTTGTCAAACTCTTTAAAACCTTTAAGTTCCATAATCTACCTCATTTTCAGATATTTCTGTTAAGACTATTTCCTTATGTTTTATTATGTTATAAGCCAAAGGTTTAGATGCTTTGAATATATAAACAGCTCCATCTGCTTTTCTTATAACTTTTAACAAATCATTTTGCTTTATATCTACATCTAAACCTACAAAAAGTTTATATTCTTGTGAACTGCTATTGACTGGTCCTGGTATAACACTTCTCAACCATTTTTGTGAAAGTCTGCAAGGGATATCTTTTAATATCTCTCTTTGTTCTTCAAAAGCTCCACCATTTTCATCTACTACTACAACAGATCTAATAACAGTAACTCTATCAGTATGTAACTTATCTAAAATGCTCATACAGTACCAACCTTTCTAAACCTAAATAATTGGCTTTTTAAAGATAAAAACATTTCGTCAGTTGTGTTATTAGATGTGTTGTATTCTACTGTTGTGTCTCCTTCAGTAACTTTGGAAATATTACCTTTTATTTCAGTTTCTTCAATAGTTTTCAATGCTAAATGCTCTGCAAATGGTTCTATAAGCTCAACTGGAAAATCATTTCTATTCATAAAGTTCAAAGCTTTTCTAACTAAAATAGTTACTTGAATTTTCAATCTAGCTTCGTCGCTAATATTTGTTAATCCTTTAACTTTTTCAATTATTTTGTTGTAAATTTCATTCATCTTAACCTCCTAATATGAAAAAAGCAGGAGTTTTTATTCTCCTGCCTCAATCACAAGGTTATTATTTCTCAATACTTCTATTTCTGTTTCATCTGATGTTGAGTAAACTCCATCTTTGAATTGAATAGAAGTTCCAGCTATAATTAGATTTTTATAACTAGATTTAAAAGTTGTTTCTAATACAGCTCCTTTTAATCCTTCAATCATTTCTTCATTTTCTTTTTTATTATCTTTTGCCATTACTACCTCCTATGATATTTTTACATTTTTAACATGTACTTGGAAAGGTAACTTAGTTATTTGATGTGCATATTCTCCATGTAAGAAATAATTATCAGCTAATTCTGTCTTAGCACCAATTTCTTCTTTAATTGGATATAATTGTTTTATTCTAGCTTCATTTAAGTTCATTAATATAAACTCATTTTCTGCTAATGAAGTTGCTGGAAATACAGATACAGTACCAGATGTAGTAACTATTTCTTCTATTTTAGTTCCTGTTATTTTTTCAGTTATATCTGTTCTAACAGTATCCTTATTTAATTTATTAATGCTTCTTAAAATTGTATAAGGAACACATAAAGAATAGAAACCAGCCTTTAAATCTGCTGCTCCTGGATTACCTTTATCAACTATTGCCTTTACAACATTATCTAATAAATCTAATGAGAAAGGTTGGTTATTAGCGTCTATAACTATTCCATGTTCTTTAATTAATGCCTTTACTCCACCTGACATTCTTAAATTTCCACTTGTAAATTTAACTCCATTTAAAAATTTATTTTCCATAATTCCTAATAATTCATCTTTTTTCTTTTGAGATTCCAATTCTCTTACAGATAAGCCACCTTGTCCATGCGGATTTAAGTGTTTTGCTGTTTCTGTAACTTTATATTGTTCATAAATAATTCCAGTATTATTTGTAATATGAACTGGCAATCTAACAGTTGAAGCCTTTAATTCTCCGCCTTCTTCCATTTCTATACCTAAACTTTGTACCAAAGTCCCTATTGCTATATTTCCTGTTGTTGCAGTAGTCCCAGCATAACCTCTTGTAATATCTGCCTTATTATCAGTTTTAACGTTAGTAATTTTTACTATTTCATCTCCAATAGATAATAAAGCATCTTTTACTAATATGTCAGCATCTACTACTTGAATTTCAGTGTCAGCTGTTGCTAATGCTTTTTTTAAAGTTGATGATACTTTTCTTTCATAATGATCCACCCATTCAATAGTAGTAGAGTCAGTTTTATCTACTCTTCCACCTCTTAAAATATGAGATATGATAGGAGAAACATTAGGATTTACTAATTGTAATTCTTCTAAAATATCATTTGAAATAAATTGATTTCCTGAATGTAATTTGTTGTCTATATTTGCCATTATTCATTACCTCCTGTATTTTGTTCTTCAAATCCTTGCTTAGCTCTTGTATATTTAGCTCTATCTTCAATAGAACCACTTTCAAAAGCTTTTTTCTTTAATTCTTCTAATTGAGCTTTTTTATCAGCTCCACCATTACTTCCACCATTCATTGCTCCTGGTACTCCACTAGCACCAAGTCCTTTTACATATTCTCCCATTACTTCTGCAAAACCTTTAACAGATGCTTCTATTTCTTCTTCTGTAACTCCACTAATTCTATCTAAGAATTTATCTGGCATTTTATATTTTGTAAGAGTTGCTTTTTTAATTTCATCTGTCTTAATCTTTGTAAGTTCAGCATTCTTAGCATCTAAATCTTTTTGAATTTTATCAATCTCTTTTTTGTGCTTTTCTTCTGCAGTAAGATTAGCATTTTTAATTCTTTCCTCATAATCTTCAATAGATTCATTATGTTTTCTTTCAAGCTCTTTTTTTTCTTTCTCAAAGTCTGCTTTCATTCTT